GGTTTTAACCCTTATGTGTAGGTCTGGGTAGATGTTAAGCTACCCAGCAGCCTGGTCCTCACTTGGTATCAATTGTGGATACATCTGCAATATTTGCAGTTGTTCCAACACAAGCGAACCAAACACGACTGTAACTTTACTAAGCGCGTAACCCTTCTTTTCGAGAATTGACTTATCAGATCTCGGTAAAGCAAAGGTACGCATCTTGTAAGTCCAGTCGAGGCCAAGTCTGTCACGTTCAGTAATCTCATTGATTAAATCCCGATATTGCTTTAATATGGCCTTTGCCAAAAAAGGAATATAGGCGATTCAACCAATTTGACTTTTGAACGAATATCCTCAGACTGGGGGATCCTTCAACTATGAAACTTGTTAAGAATGTCGGAGGAGACACCAAATAATGGTACATCTCCTTCGCTATAACTAACTTGTTTCATAATATTGGAGTCTGCGAAGGCCTGCACCGCGACATTGGCCAGTATGTTTTTACACACATCTGGACTCAGTCGGGGCAGTCGGAAGTTATACTCGTAGATTAGTGAATTAATTCATTCATCTACCGGTATAACACCATGTACTGTTTTAAGTACACCTTCACAGAGTGAGGCCTTCTCAGAGAGTTTCTTACGATACTTTCTAGGAAGGTTCTTCACAATCCCCATGAATGAGAATATACTTGACGAAATGCTTTCCTTTGGTATTCAGTGTTTAGACTGGCTCTCAGAGATAAGTGTTGTCAGTTGGGAAACCGACTTGCTACACTCTTTGATAGCTCAGTAGGGAAATGGAGTTATCTCCTTCCCATCTAGATATAACCTTTTTGCAAACTCAAATAACTTCTCTGAAGTATGAGTTTTCAATCTGGAGACGTCTAGACCTAAAGACTGAATAGTCCTCAAGTACATTTCACCAACTTCTCTGTCACCTATAACTATGTCATCTCCTAGTAGGGCGTAAGAAAGTGATTTTCACTCCTTACCTATAACCCTACAACAATAGTAGATGATATAGTGATGGGTTAATGCAAAGGAATTAAATGATGAGTAGGCACCCATAGGGTTCCCCACCTCATAACGGTATTCTTTACCGTGATGATGAAAGGGATAACCTACCATCACATCTTTCCAAGCATCGACATAGTCAGTTGGCAATTGAGCTTTTAGAATTATCTCAATAAGGGAGATAGGGAATCTATCTGTAGCATTCGAAAGATCTACAGAATAGTAAACCTTTGCTCCTTTAAGAGATTTCAAAAAGTTCAATTGGTCAAATGTACAGTCTTGAGTTATTTTCTTAAGTGCATTCCCAAGATATACATGCAGAGGTTTTAGTACCATCTGTGAGTAATAATCTAGGATTGCGACGACTCTAACTTTTCCTTCCTTATCAGGAAAGTGAGTTAAACGTCTAAACAATGCCCCAACGAATATATCGATAGGGTAATGTTTACCAAGAAATAATTCAAGAAATGTTGAGT